ACACGATCGCATAAATGTCAAGAGACCCCCCGACATAAGTATCCGGACGCACACAAAGTAACACCCAGAACCTTGACAATTTGCTACACATAAGTCCTTAGAGTTTTCCACAGCCTTATGAGGAATCTGTGGAAAACTCTTATACTTTTTCCACAGCCTCATGAGCACTCTAAGAGAACAGAAGTTCAGCTCTTGACATAAGCCCTCTGAATGGCTTATAATAACTCTGTGGGAGTGCATAAAGGGGCTGAGTGCTTAAGCTTAGGCTAAAGTGCTTATGTTAAGCTCAAGCCACAGAGGATCATGAGCCTACCATAGATTGCTGAGATCCAGAGACACAATGGACACTTATCTAACTGGCCACAGAATGTGCCAGGAGGAGCCAGGCCTGGTATCTTAGCCATGTTGAGAGGAACACACATGACCAACACCCAAACCACTCAAGCTACCTACAACGGCTGGAGCAACTATGAGACCTGGAATGTTGCTCTGTGGATTGGCAATGATGAGTTTCTGTACAACACTGCAAAGGCTTGTGTTGAGTTCTGCAGTGATGACGAAACCCCTTGGGCTAAGTTTGTTCGTTGTATGACTGATGGCCAGATTGGTCGTCATTTGGTTCAGACTCGTGACGGTGTTCGTTGGGATGATGAAGCAATCAATGAGGAGGAAATGATTGAGATGATGCAAGAGCTTTGATTCATTCGTCTACACTTAACCACACACACATTCTTAACACTCATGACCAACATTGACATCGCAAAGGCAAGCAAACTGGATCTGCTGATTGCTGACACTCAAGGGCAGCTGAAGTACACTGTGCTCCCCACCCGTAAGGCTAAGAAGTCCGAACTCATCATGAGCCGCACGAATGGCCCTCGGACTAACACTAACCGCCGTGGTCAGGCATACAATGGGCATGCCACACATGCACAGAATGCTGTCACTGAGGGCAACGGTGCAGCATACTTCAAGACCAGCGGCTGATGGGGTAAGAGCAGCGTCTCCTTCGGAGGCTTATGAGCACTTGGAGGGGACACAGCTATTCGTTACACGACAACGAAAAGCTTCTGCGTTCTTATGCTCGTTGTCTTCGTGCAGTTTGAGCAGTTAATTGTGGGCGGTTTGTTATAACGCGGGGTCGCGGTGGCCCCCCTAAAAGAAAAAACGCTCACTACCCTAATCTATAACGACCCCAAAAAGCGCTCATAAAGCTTCATGCGTCTCAAAAATTTTTTTGCCGGCCATAAATAGTCAGAAAGTAAAATATATTCATGGAAATCAAAACATTATCTACAACACCAGGTATACCACATAATGATACATTCGAAAGTTTTTGTGAAAAATATAAAATAGATGAAGATATTGAGTGTTATCAATTTTTCTTTTGTCCATGGGGGACGGGAACGTCTTTTGAAGATTTAAATAGAATTGATTTTAAGAGTAGAGTCGTCATTTTAAATGTTATTGACTCTATTGTTGATAGGAATGATAATGTTGCGATTAAAGAACTTAAAGATTTTTGCGAATGTCATCCAGAACAAAATTTTATACTATTATCCCCACACTTTAACCTTAAGAAGCAATTGGATATTCCGAATTTGTATTCGGATGCTATTATGCCTACACTTCTTACTGAACCTTATAGGCGTTGTGAGAAAAAAGATATATCAAATAGATTCATTTCTTTATGTAATGAGACAAAATTGCATAAGGTATTAACAATATCATATCTCTTATCAAAAGATTATGGTAAGAATGGTGATTTTACATTTAATTTTAATCATGAAATACTTGCACAACCTTTACATTATAAAAATCTCGGTGTAATGCCGGAAGAGTTAAGAGGTAGTTTTGCAAAAGGATATAAGTTATTCAAAAATAAGAATTTTAATGTCTTAGATGTTGAACCATTACAAGATAAGGATACTCTTAATCCAGCAGAAAATTATAATAATATAATTTCATATGTTTATGAAAATTGTGCTGTGGAGATTGTAACCGGTACAGTATTTTTTGAAAGCTCTCCAGTTTTGAGTGAAGATAAAGAAATACAATCAGTTTACTCAAAGAATTTTCCAATCTTTTTGAATGGTGTTGGAATGGTAAGTGAGATGAAAAAGTTCTTTGATATTGATGTATTTGAAGATATTATTGATCATAGTTATGATGAGATTGAAAATCATTTTGAAAGACTTGCAGCTGCGATTGATCGTAATGAAAAACTATTGAATGGTTCTATGAATATTAAGGAATTATGGTTTGACAATCGTGATAGATTTGACTACAATTGCAATAAGATACAATCCATGTTATTTGATGGAAGTTATCAAAAAGTGTTTAATTTTAAAAAGATTGAGAAAGCACTTAGTCATTTTAATGTAACATTTAGTCTTCATGAATAATTAAAAATCCTATATAATTTTTGAAAATGAATTTGGAATCATATATGGAACTTAACTTGGATTATCAAGAAAAGGATTTATTAATCGATTGTCTAAAACATCGGTTATACACTGATAAGATTTTAGTAATTAATGATTCTTTACGGAATGAAATTGAGGATCTTCTTGCTAAAGTTGAGGAAGATTGTATTTAATTAAACCATCTAAATAAATTTAAGAACCATTGCATGAATTGATTTGTGGTGGTAGAATGTTAACGTTGCAATTCTGTTTTTATGTCGAAAGGATTTACAATTAAGGCCAATGCGCCAACTCCTAAAAAGAGTGAGGATGAATTTGATCTTCAATCTGCAAAGGATATGGTAAAAGGTAAAAATATTATCTTTTGTCTTCCAGGTCGTGGATGTTCATATATTTTTCTAAAGAATTTTGTTCAGTTGTGTTTTGATCTTGTGCAAAATGGTGCAAGTATTCAAATTTCACAGGATTATTCTTCCATGGTTAACTTTGCACGTTGCAAGTGTCTTGGTGCAAATGTTCTTCGTGGACCAAAACAAATTCCTTGGGATGGTAAACTCAAGTATGATTACCAACTTTGGATTGATAATGATATTGTATTTGATACCGAGAAGTTTTATCGTCTCGTTGCAATGGATAAGGACATTGCAGCTGGTTGGTATATGACCGAAGATGGTCATACTACTTCTGTTGCTCACTGGCTTGAAGAAGATGATTTCAAGAACAACGGTGGTGTCATGAATCATGAGACTGGTGAGACGATGCAGAAGCGTCGTAAACCCTTCACAGTAGACTATACTGGTTTCGGTTGGGTTCTTATCAAGAATGGTGTTTTCGAGTCTCTAGAGTACCCCTGGTTCGCTCCTAAGATGCAAGTCTTTGACTCTGGAGAAGTTCAAGATATGTGTGGCGAAGACGTTTCTTTCTGTCTTGATGCTAAAGAAGCAGGATTCGAGATTTGGTGTGATCCAAAGATTCGTGTGGGTCACGAAAAGACTCGTATTATCTGATATACGAGTCTCTAAGGGGGGTTCTTTGAATCCCCTAGACTACTTATGTTCGGCGCGTTTAAAGACCGTTTCCGGCGCGAAATAAAACCAATTGTGAGGTAATTAAAAATGGCAGTAAAAGCAAAAGGTGGATTGAATAAAAATACGGGTTATATGCCTGGAAAACCTAAACTGACTCGTCAGGGTCAGGGTAATGGCACTAAATATGCTGCAACAAGTCGTAATAAAGCTCGTAAACCATATAGAGGTCAAGGTAAATAACTAAATAATTCTAAATTATTATATTTTTACCACAATGTCAGAAGATTTATCTCCAAAATTAGGACCAAATGCGTCTGATGCTCCAGAAGTACCACCAGAAAATGCAAAAGTGTTTGGTTATAATGTTGCTCAACAAGTAGGAACATATGTCCAAAAACCAAATCCTAATTCCCCTCTTGCAGCTGGGTAATCATGAATGAGAAAGAAGCATATATTTACGAATGGGCTGCTGAAGTAGCTAAACAACGAGAAGAACTCGGTGGGTTTTCAGTATGCCCATATGCTTCTACTTCTAAAAATAAAATTATTGAGTGTCCAATTGATGACATTGTTCCCGAATCTGGGTATGATGTCATCATTTTTATTGTTGATGACTTTTGGAATATCAATCAAGTGAAAAAATGGGTAGAAGTTTATAATAAAAAATACACATACTACAAGTTTTTTGAAGATTGTGCATCACAACCAACTTTTATTAATGAAGTACAGACAAATAATAAAAAATATAACTTAATTTTGTGTCAATCTAAGAAAAAATTGAGTGCGATTCGTAAAAAATTGGCAGAAACAGAGTATTATACTTATTGGAATGAGGATTATTTGAAACAGATTCTTGGTGATGACTATGAATCGGTAATTTCAGACGAAGTTTCGGGATAGCAACCCCGTAAAAAGTTCTGATTTAACAAATCAGGAGCTAAAAATGTCTAATTTACCCGTCGATAGAGACGAAAACTACATGAAAATAATGTGGGGAACTACTAAATTGATTACAGATTATGGATCTGACAACTTTTTGACAAAAATCGAAGAAATTGAAGCAAAACCAGCGACTTGTGAAGGTTCTCACTTCACTCATGGTCATGGTTTTTTTACTTCAAGGGTACAAAAACAGACACAAGTCCATGAGAACATCAGAAATGATGATGATTACGACGATTGGGAGTACGGCACTGAGCCAATCTATGGTAAAAAGTGGTAAAGTGGTCTTATACATATAATAAATACCCTTAGTTTGAGTAATGACCAGGATTTCTAGAAAATTTAGAGATATAAGTCTTTCATTTACTAGAAATCCTGTAACTAATGATATTCTGTCATTGAATGATGCTGATGCCATTAAAAAATCTGTAGTCAATTTAGTTAGAACTAGACTTGGAGAAAGGTTTTTTAACTCTATTGTAGGAACTAATGTTGAAAATTCTGTTTTTGAACTTCAATCAGTGCCTTTAGCAAGGGCTTTACAGATTGATATTGAAACTTTACTTCAAAATTTTGAACCTAGAATAAAGGCAACTTCTGTACAAGTCAATTATCCAGATTATAGTAATGAACTGAATATAATTATATCTTACAACATTATTGGATTGTCAATTCCAACTCAAACAGTAGACTTCATATTACAACCAACTAGAGTCTAATGTCATTCAATCAATTCACAAATTTAGACTTTAACGATCTAAGAACGCAGATCAAGGATTATTTGCGTTCGAACAGTAATTTTACGGATTTTGACTTTGAGGGATCGAATTTCTCTACACTCATCGATCTTTTAGCATATAATAGTTACATTACTGCCTATAATACTAACATGGCAGTTAATGAATCATTTTTAGATAGCGCTACTTTACGAGAAAACGTTGTTTCATTAGCTCGTAATATTGGATATGTTCCCAGATCTAGGAGATCTTCTAGAGCCAAAATAAATTTCTCAGTGGATATGAGACAAAATAGTAACTCTAGAACAGTTACTCTTTATGCAGGAACAGTGGCATTGGGTGCCGTGACTAATGGAAATTTCATATATTCAATACCAGAAAATATAACTACACCTATAGAAAATGATGGGTTTGCTCATTTTGATAATTTGGAAGTATATGAAGGTAGATATCTAGTCAGTACTTTCATAATGAATTATTCGCAACCAAATCAACGATTTATTTTACCTAATCCCAATATTGATACTACGACTCTTAGAGTTAAAGTTACTGATGAGGTTACTGAAGTTTATACGATATACGATAATATTTTAAATATTAGTAAAGATTCTAGGATATTCTTAATTCAAGAAGTGTCGGATCAAAAATATGAAATTAGATTCGGTGATGATATTCTAGGAAAAAGACCCCCAGATGGTAGTAGAATAGAAGTTAGTTATATCGTAACTAATGGTATTTCGGGAAATGGCGCTTCCAATTTTACTTTTGCTGGAATATTAAAAGATAATAATATTGAAGAAATTTCATCTGGAGTATCTTTAGTTTTAACCAAGAGTCCTTCTCAGAATGGAGATGAAATAGAAAATATAGACTCCATAAAATATTTGGCTCCAAGAGTATATGCTTCGCAATACAGGGCAGTAACTGCAAATGATTATAAGGGACTCATACCGTATATTTACTCAAATGTAGATTCGGTTACTGCTTATGGTGGAGAAGAATTGGATCCACCAGAATATGGAAAAGTTTTTATTTCCATAAAACCAAGGAATGGAACATTCTTATCATCTTTGACTAAACAAGAAATTTCAAGATCACTAAAACAATATTCAATAGCTGGAATTAAACCTGAAATTATTGATCTATCTTATTTGTATGTGGAAGTAGATTCTTCAGTATATTACAATGTAAATAGATCCACTAGACCGGAAAATATAAGAGGCAAAATCTTAAATACTCTTACAACATATGCAAGATCTTCTGATGTTAATAGTTTTGGTGGAAGATTTAAATATAGTAAAATTGTTGGATTAATAGATGATTCTGATAAAGCAGTTACATCGAATATAACAAAAGTTAAGATGAGACGGGATTTAATCCCCGAATTAAATAATTTGGCAACTTATGAACTATGTTTTGGAAATAGAATTCATATTAAAAAGGATGGATATAGCATTAAATCTACAGGATTTAAAATATCGGGTGTTTCCGAAACAGTCTATATGGCGGATATTCAAATTCGAGAAAACACTGGAAGGATTTTCTTTTTTAAATTGGAAAATAATGTCCCAACAATAATTAAGGCAAATGCGGGATCTATAAATTATAAAACGGGAGAGATACTTTTGGATGTGGTAAATATAGTAGATCCACTTACAGAAAATGGAGTAGTTGAAGTTCAAGCAATTCCCGAATCAAATGATGTACTCGGGTTGAAAGATTTGTATCTTCAAGTTGATATTCAAAAATCAATAGTAAATATGATTGAAGATACTATTACTTCAGGTGAAAATATTTCAGCTACACAATATGTTCCAACTTCAAGTTATTTAAACGGTCAGTATACGAGATAAAATGTCAGAAATTAAAAGAGTAAAAATTGATTCTATCATCGAATCACAGATTCCTCAATTTTTAAGCGAAGACTCTCCATTATTTGTTGAGTTTCTAAGACAATATTACAAGTCTTTAGAACATCAGTCTGGAACTATTGACTTGGCTTTAAATGTCAATAAGTATAAGAGCGTAAATAAGTTTAGTCCATCAGATTTAACAACACAAACTACTTTAGTCAATGATATATTGACATATGATGATACTATTGTTGTTGAAAGTACTATTGGATGGCCAGACACAAATGGATTATTAAAAATTGATAGTGAGATAATCACATATACATCCAAAAATGATACTACTTTTTTTGGATGTATCAGAGGATTTTCTGGAATTGATACGATAGAATCTTTTGAAAATTCTGAATTTCTAAATTTTTCTGAAACGGATGCTGATGAACATTCTTCAGGAACGTTAGTCTTAAATTTAAGTAATTTATTT